ACACCCAAGTTATTACGCAAAAATAAAAAAGCAAAATCGCTTGACAAATAAAGAAAACTATGATAAGGAAATAGACAATGAAAAAATACAAAGTAAGAATAGCAGGACTGGGAATAGAAGCAGTAGCAATAATACCATTCGACAACGAGCCAGATCTAGAACAAGTAGAAAATAATATAGCATACTATCTTAATAATAATTTAATGAAAGTAGAAGCTAATGACTTCTATGCAGTTGATAGGTATTTCGTAACATACGAGGAAGTATCTATTTGAATTACAAACAACAACTTGCAGTAGTTGAGGGATTATTTATTCCACCAGACTCACAGATAAGAATGGATTGTCCATTTTGTAGTGGTAAAAATACTTTATCTGTAGATACAACAGAGGGTAATTTAAATTGGTATTGCTTTCACGCTTCGTGTAGTGCTAAAGGTAAAAAACAAGGAGAAAAAAATATGCAATATGTAGAAAGAGTATTTCAAGGTAATAAAGGATTACACATAGAAGATGTAAATTTTAAGATACCAGATAGCTTTCAATCAATATACTCAAATGAAAAAGCTATGCGTTGGTTATCAAATAATAATTGTTGGGAATCTTGGTCTTGGGGTAGAGCAGATTTTAAATATGATGTAAAACAAGATAGAGTTGTATTCTTAGTTAAAAATAGATACTCACATAAGATAGTAGGTGCAGTGGGTAGGGCATTAAATAAAAATGAGTTTCCTAAATGGTATATGTATGGTAATAAAGATGTGCCATTTAAATGTGGTGAGTGTGAAGACTCTGTAATTGTAGAGGATTGCCCATCAGCTTGTGCAGTATCAAATGTATTAACTGGTATAGCAATTATGGGTACAAAATTAAAACAAATACACAAGAGTCACTTGCAACCATATAAAAAATTATATATATGTTTGGATAGAGATGCAACAACAAAAGCATATGATATAGCAAAAGATTTAAGATCATCTGGGTTTGAAAATATAATTGTAAAACCATTAGAAGATGACTTAAAATACTATAATACAGAACAGATAAGGGAGATTTTTTATGGATAAAAAAATGAAAGAAGAAATATTAGATTCTTGGAATTCTTGGAAGTGGGATATATGGGAATCTAATAGGTCTACTTGGACTTCAAGAGATCAAACTATAGCAGAAACAATAGATCAAATTTTATTAAAGGAGTTAGATGATAGAAAAGCAAATGATTAGGCTTATGCTTAATAAAAAATTTTATACACAATACAAAGGTACATTATCTCCAACAGTATTTGCAGGAGATATAAGTTCTTTGTATGATACAATACAAAAAGCACACGATAAATACGAGGAAGATATAAAGGTAGATGAATTATATTCATTGCATACTGCCATATTTAATCCTGCACTTACTCGTGCTGCAAAAGAAAAGTTTAGTGAATTAGTAGAAGATATAAAAGAAGTACAAGAGCCTAGCAAAGAGATAGCAAAAGATATTATGCGTATCTTATCTGACAGAGATTTAGCACAGAGAATAGCAGTAGAGTCCACTGAAATCTTTAATGGTAAAGAAGCTAACTTTAGTGAGATAGTTAGTATGATTGATAAACATAAAAATAATATTGATGAAGAAAAAACTCCTGCAGTGACAAGTAATGTCAATGAAGTATTAGATTTATTAGATGTAACAACTAAATGGAAATTTAATATACCTGTACTACGAGATAATGTAGGAGGTATAGGTGGTGGTAATCTTATGATAGCATTTGCTAGACCAGAGACAGGTAAGACTGCATTCTGGGTTAGTCTTTGTACTGCACCAAATGGATTTGCCGAACAGGGTGCAAAGATACATGCATTTATAAATGAAGAACCTGCAATAAGAACGCAGATGAGAGCCATATCTTGTTATACAGGTATGACTAGAGATGAGATAATACAAGATAAAGAAATGGCAAATAAATCTTGGAGTGAAATAAAAGATAATATATCTATGTTTGATACAGTTGATTGGTCTATGGAAGATATAGATGCACATTGTGAGAAACATAAACCAGATATAATTGTTATAGATCAACTTGATAAAGTAAATGTCACTGGCACATATGCAAGAACAGATGAAAAGTTAAGACAGATATATACAAGTGTAAGAGAGATAGCAAAGAGAAGAGATTGTGCAGTCATTGCAATATCACAAGCATCAGCAGATGCACATAATAGAAACAGTATTTCATTTGATCAAATGGAAAACTCTAAAACTGGTAAGGCAGCCGAAGCTGATTTAATTATTGGTATAGGTAGAAATGCTAACAGTGATTTAGAAAATAAGATACGAACACTTTGTGTTAGTAAAAATAAAATTAATGGTTATCATGGTGAGCCCGTGTGTACTATTAGGAGAGGTATAAGTAGGTACGAAGTATGATTACGACAGTTGATGTAGAAACATCATATCAAAAAACAGAGACAGGTGGATATGACCCATCACCATTTCACCCAGATAATATATTAGTTAGTGTTGGAATTAATGATGAGTATTATTTTACAAACCATAGTGAAAGAATAGACGAGGGTTGCTATCATAAGATACAAGCCATACTAGATAAGACTACATTATTAGTAGGACACAATATAAAATTTGATTTAATGTGGTTATTAGAATCTGGATTTAAATATAGTGGTAGAGTATATGACACTATGTTAGGAGAGTATATATTAAACAGAGGTGTTAGAAAAAGTTTAACACTTGAGATGTCTTGTCGTAGAAGAAAGATAGGATCTAAAGATAGTAGTATAAAAGAGTTTATGGATAGGGGCGTATCATTTGAAAATATACCAGTAGATGTTGTTGAAGAGTATGGTAAGATAGATGTGCAAATAACTAGAAAACTCTTTGATTCTCAGATGGCAGACTTTAGATTGCCAAAGAATAAAGGATTATTAATGACAGTTAAGATGATGAATGAATTTTTAATTGTGTTATCTGATATGGAAACAAATGGTATTAATATAAACTTAGAAGATTTAAATAAAGTTGAAAGAGAATTTAGAGCAGAGTTTGCATACCTAAAACAAAAGATAGATAAGATTGTGTACAAACAAATGGGTGATACTAAAATTAATTTATCAAGTCCAGAACAATTATCTTGGTTAATATATTCTCTAAAACCAAAAGATAAAAAAGAATGGGCTAAGATATTTAATGTGGGTATAGATAAAAGCACAGGTAAAAATAAAAGAAGACCAAATTATTCTAGACAACAGTTTAGAAATTTAGTTGCAGATAATACTGAAACAATACATAGAACTGTAGCCGAACAATGTATATCTTGTAAAGGTAAAGGTGTAATTAAAAGAATAAAAAAAGATGGTAGCCCATATAAAAATTATACTAAGTGTTCAGAGTGTGATGGTGAAGGCTATATCTATACACCAATGGCAAAGGTTGCAGGATTTAGACAAAGACCTAGAAGTGTATATGACATTGCAGAGTCTGGATTTAGAACAGATAAGATAACTTTAAATAAAATAGCAGCTGAAGCAGAGGGTGAGTTTAAGGAGTTCATTGATTCTATTGTAAGACACAATGCAGTTGATACATATCTAAATACTTTTGTTGAAGGATTAAAAAGTTTTACTAATGAAAAAGGATTCTTACATCCTAAGTTTATGCAAGCAGTCACAGCAACAGGTAGATTATCTAGCCGTGATCCTAACTTCCAAAATCAACCAAGAGGTAAAACATTTCCTATAAGAAAAGTTGTGACATCTAGATTTGACAAAGGTAGTATACTTGAGATAGACTTTGCACAATTAGAATTTAGAACAGCAGTATACTTAGCACAAGACAAACAAGGTATGGAAGATATAAAAAATAAAATAGATGTACATAAATACACTGCAGATATTATAGGTGTATCTAGGCAAGATGCAAAGGCACATACATTTAAACCTTTGTATGGTGGTGTGACTGGCACAGAAGATGAGAAAAGATACTACACTAAATTTTTAGAAAAGTATAAAGATATAAAAGTGTGGCATGAGAAACTACAAACAGAGGCAATAAGATTTAAACAAATTAAATTACCTACTGGTAGAGAATATGCTTTTCCATATGCAGAGAGAACACCTTGGGGTGGATCCACATATGGTACACAAATAAAAAACTATCCTGTGCAAGGTTTTGCTACAGCAGATATTGTACCTATAGCTTGTATAAATATATATAAACTTATGCAAGAACATAAGGTAAAAAGTTTACTTGTAAATACAGTTCATGATTCTATTGTGGCTGATGTTTATCCTGGAGAAGAAAATGTGATGAGTAAGATATTTAAACAGGGCACGGCAGATGTAATACCTGCACTTAAACAGTATTACAATATTGATTTTAATGTTCCACTTGACACAGAACTTAAAATAGGATATGATTGGTTAAATATGAAGGAGGTTTCATGACCAAAGAAATAGAAGCACTTGAAACATTAGATGAATATTCTGATGAAGAGTATAGTGCGTATCTAGAATATACAGCACTAAAAGATCAATGTATGATAGAGCCTACTACATTGTATATAAATAAAAATCATGAGTTTTTATCAGAGTGGGATTACTTTGCAAATGCTGATGGATTAGATGTAAAAGTAATAGATGGGGAGACTAGCATATGTTAGAGATACTTGAGTATCTTCCTGGTATTTTATTTGTGTGGTTTTTACTAGGATTTTTAATAGATGAAATATTTTAAAAAATACTTGACAAATTACTAAAAATGTGGTATAAGAAACTTAACAATAAGGAGGACAAATGTCTGACAATAACTTAACAAACATAAAACAAATGTCTGATGAGCAAATAATGCAAGCTATCGGACAGGACGATGGTTCTAATGCAGGTAATAATATACCTAGATTAGCAATCAATCGTACACCTGAAGATGATGATGGTAATCAATTACCAGTTGGTCATTATTATACTTACGATTCTAAACTTGGTCAAAATGTATTTGGTAAACCTGTTACATTAAGACCATTTGTAAGTGCAATGCAATATATGCACTACGATGCAGATAAAGGTGAGTATATAAACCGATCTATTATATTTAAAAGTTGGAAAGAAGAAGCTATAGATATACTAGGCGGCACTAAATGTGGTAAGATACCTTTTAAAGAAAGATCAACTCTTACCCCAGAACAATTAGAACAACAAAGAACTATAAGATGTTATAAATTAGTGTATGGTTTGCTATCTTTTAAAGATGGTAAGACTGCACAAGGTGAGCCACATGTTGTAGAAGATTTACCAGTTCTATACAGAGTAACTGGAACAGCTTTTTCACCAGTTACATCGGCACTAGACCAATTGAAAAAAAGAAAAAAACTTATGTTTAATTGCACTTTTTCTCTTGATACTAAAAGGCAGAAAAAGGGAGGCAATGTTTTTTATGTGCCAGAAATAACTGTAAATGCAGATGCTAATCTACAATTATCAGATATGGATATGGAAACATTAAAAGTATTTCAAGAGTCTATAGATGTAGAAAATGCTGAAGTTGTTGATGCATATAATAATGCAAAGACAAAGCAAAGTAATGTATCGGATAAAATAGATGCAGAGATTGTTGAAGATATAGAAGATACACCAGAAAAAGTATTAGCTTCATAATGAATACTATACTTTTAAAAGTACAACAATACTTAGATTCTGTATCTAAAAAACCAGCAGAGTTAAACAGTAAACTTGTTGATGAGTTTGGTGAGGCGTGTAA